TATTTGTTTTGCCAGTCGTACAGGGTAGTTGGAGCCACGCCGACATTCTTCGCTATATCTTCTATTGTCATTCCTTGGCTGCGCCAGTATGCTAGCTGTGCCAGCTTTTCAGGCTCAAGCCAAGTCTCGTAGTAATTCCGGCGCTTGCTTTTGCCTGCCATATGCTATTCTCCTGCCTGCTCCCATGGTTTTTCATCCCAATGTTTTTCTATCGGCAAATATGTGCGAATGTTGCGCGTTGGCAACGTCTCAAAGGTGAACGCGCCGAAAAGAGTAGGCGCATCAAAATAATGTTCTAATGTCTTCTGCTTTTGGAACGCGCTTGCCCCCCAAAACTTCTTTGTAACAGATAGCCGCTCAATATTTTCATTGTCCAGCTCAGTGCCACGCCAAATAATTGCCGCTAAAAACTGAAGCTGAAGCGAACCTGTGCCCGGGCCCTCTATCGCAACAAATCGATTGCCTTTATAAAAAATGGTGCCTTTGTACGCATCTGTACGAAGCGTATCAGCAATCACGCCTCTATAGTTTCGATAGCTCATAGGCCAGCATGCTGCTGGAGTAACGGACATAGCCCGAAATGGCGTAGTATGGAGCTGAATATACCAACGTTTTTCTTGGCTCGAATGCTTGGAGTCCACAATTGTAAGGTCTTCGAGGAACTCGCGCCAATCAGCTTCGGTTTCACTGGGATAGCCCACCATATTGTAAAGCTTGATGTTATGAGGCTTCTCATGCACCGCCATCTGGCTAAACAGCTCTTGCAAATGATCGCGCTTGATAGGCTTATTTGCGATCTTGCGTATTCGCTCGCTCATGCCGTCAATAGCAGTTACCCGCAAATGCGGCAAATCATAATTGCCGCTATGCACCATATCAAGAAGCGCGGACTCATTTATTACGCCACTGCCTTCCTCTTCATCCCATAAACCTGTGCGCATGTTGTTTAAAAGAAAAGCCCCATTGCCGCTATATTTACGAGAATGCGAGTAAGTGCAAAAACGGCATTTGTGCGGGCACCCCATGGACACCTCTTTATAAGCTTTCCCAGTAGATAGCATAATCTCATGGGGATAAGGGCATTCTTGGCGCAATCGGTAAATTGAATCCATATTAAAAGCGTCTGAATATATAACCGATTCATCTTGCACGCGATTGCCTTGTGCATGCGCCTGCACAATATCGAGTATCAAGTTTTCGCCACGCCCTAGCACAAAGCAATCTGCATAAGGCAAAAGCGGGCGAACGTTTAAAACTCCCTGCCCGCCGATAACCGTTAAATAACTACCGGATTGCCAGCGGATGCGCTCAGATATAAAAGCCCACCAATCAAAGTCAGAAGTCATCGAAACAAGCACAATGTCATACAAATGCACAGTATCAAGTCCCGCATACTCAACGCTGTAGCCAGATCGCTCCAAACTATCAACGATTACCATCAAACCCGCCCACATACGGTAATCAAAACTCTTGTCTTTGTAGCTGCGTTTGTCATATCCTTCCTGAACATAAGCGCATATTTTCATGGCACAAACCTAAATCCGCATTTCGGGCAAGTGCACATATTTGTATCATCAAGATCTTTATTTTTAGAGCCAACCTCATCCAGATCTATCGGAGAGATAAGCTCGAATCCAAACGCCGCCATATCCATATCGGCTAGTTTTGACAGCTCGCGGTCAAGCGCATCCATGTCAAAACCTGTATTCATCGCAGTTTTATTGTGCGCTAGCCTGTACGCTGCCGCTTCCTGCTCATCTAAATGCTCAAGCCGAATAACATCGGCATGTGTTGCGCCGTTACGAACAAGCGCTTCATAACGCCCATGCCCTTCGACAATCACGCCGCGAGCGTCGATTGCTATCGGGTCGTTGTTTCCAAACCGCGCCATGCTTTCGCGTATTTGGTCTATTTGCCAATCCGGATGATTCTTAGCATTGCCAGCATACGGCGTTATGTCATCTATTGGAATAGTTTCTATTTTCATAGGGTTCCTTTGATTATAAAAATAGCGCTGATATTCTCAGCGCTTTCCCTCGTATTTTGTCGTGATTCATCGTGTGAGCGTAATATCTTACAGTAGCAGTATAGCACGAAAAAAAGTATTATATATTATCATGTTGGCTTTTGCGCATAAAAAAACGCCGTCATTTTTTTGTGGAGGCAAAAGACAGCATAACATGGGATACATATATTCTAGCACATTCAGCGCTTAAAATCCAGCAGTTTTGCAGCTTCGAACAGTGCCAGCGGATGGAGCCTTTGGACAGTATAGCTATAGCTATAGCCGATGGAGTACGCCACAGCTTCCCAGCGCTGCCCCTCGAGGTACCGAGCGACAAGAAGCGCCCGCAGAATATGCGCGGAATCAGGCATTGCGGCAATAAGCGCCGCCCGCATAGCAAGTTCAGCCTCAAGCTTTGCAACGCGAGGCCTAAGCTCATCGAGGCTAACGCTGTCGATAGCGTGGCGTGCTGTCGGGTCGCTGGGGGAGCTAGGGCGAATATAGCCGTCGATTCCGGCAGCAGACAGGTAGTTTTTTCGCGCCTCGAAGTCGGAGAGCAGGGAGGTATAGCTTTTTAGCTCGGCAGATATCGAGCGTGCCGCTTTGAGCCAGTCTTTTGTGTCTTGCAAGCTCGCCACTGGTGGATGCCTCCTTTAGCCTTCTGTGTAATCGCTGTTAAAGTACTTGCGCCTTATGCGGCGGCGTTCGCGCATAATCGCTATTTTGCGTCTAAGCCATTTTAGCATAGTTTTTCCTTTTTAAGCGCTTGCCAGCGCCATGTTTCGTCAGGCGGTCAGCGCCTCGACTTTTTCGGTTAAGCTGGCTAAGCTTTCCTGTATGGATGCAATGGTATCGGACAAAGTTCCCACAGTGAGAGTAAGTTCGGCTACTGTGTCAAATAGTTCGCTGTCTTTTTCTGGCGCGTCCCCGTTGTCGTTAGATGGAGGAGCGTAATCGCACATCCAAGCGGTAACGCGGTCTTTCATTTTCTTGCAATTCGCGCAGCAAGCGCGAGGGTAAGTGGTCGTATCTGCCATAGTGGTTAGTACCTCATCAATTCCTTTTTTTCTGGCGGTCAGCAAGCGCTATATTGCTATTATAGGCTTTATGGCCAGTGCTTTTCTACTGGCAGATATGTGCGAATATTGCGCGTCGGCAGCGTTTCGGCGGTGAACGCGCCAAAAAGGGTGTCGAGGTCAAAGCCAGAGGCGAGAACATCCAGCTTTTTCGCGCTATTTAGTCGCTCATACGCATCCAGCTTTAAAGCAAGGCGCGCGATTCTGTCGGAGTCCGATTGAACGCCTCGATAGACAATGGCAGCGAAGGCTGTTGTTGGAAGCGATTCGGTGTACTTGCTTTCATACACAGAAAGGTGGCGCCCTTCATAAATGCCAAGCTTACCCATATCGGGGGCTCCCGATATTTGTTGCATCGTTTTACTAATTTGCCCTCGATAATCCTGCAAGCTCATGGGCCAGCAGGCTGCTGGAGTAGCAGGCATAGCGCGAAACGGCGTGCTATGCAGCTCGATTCTTGGATGGTTTTGGCTATCTGCGCTTTCGTCAGCATAGCGCACATCTTCGAGAAATTCGCTGTAATCGGCAAAGGATTCACTCGGATAGCCCACAATGTTGTATAGCTTAAAGTGGGAGTTTCCGCCATAGGAAATAGCTAGTGACAAGAACTGCCGGAAATCATCAGAGCGGATCGGCTTGCCTGCCAGCGTGCGAAGGCGCTCGCTTAAGCCGTCAAGCGCTGTAATTTGGAGCGCCCGGAGGTTATAGCATTCAGCACCTCCACGAAGAATGTCAAGCATTGCCCACTCCCGAGAGCCAGACTGGTACGCAGCACGAAACGTGCGGCCGCCTGTTTCAAAAGTGGAGCCGCCAATATGCTTTCTGTGATGGGAGTAAGCGCAAAACTTGCATTTATATGGGCAACCTATATCGCCTTCGTAGAAAAAGCCACGATCTAGCTTTATGGGGTGGGCATAAGCGCCCTCTTGCCGAAAGCGGTATATCGTATCCATGCTGAAGCTGTCGGAATATATAATTGCTTCATCGATAGCGCGCTCCCCGCTTTCAATAGCGCGAACAATGTCAAGTATGAGATTCTCGCCACGCCCAAGGACAAAGATATCGGCAAAAGTCAAAAAAGGGCGGACGCTGGAAACGCCCGGTCCGCCAATGATGGTCGTGTAATTACCTTTTGGCCACAAAAGACGCTCACTTACAAAGTTTAGCCAATCACGATCAGATGTTATCGATACTAGCACAATATGGTAGCGGTCGACACTTTCGCTATCCGCCCATTCAACGCTATAGCCTGCGCGCTCGAGGCTATCGGCAATAACACGAAGACCCGCAAAGTAATTGCCAAGTGTGCCTTTTTCCTGCTTTTCCGCTAGACGACCACGAAGATTGCTTGGCACATACGCGCATATCTTCAGCATCACACAACTTCCTTTCTTAGCATGGCATTGCCCTGTATGCTGTATGCACTAGCATGGTTCTGCTATATACGTGCTATTCTCCGGATGCCAGTACGGAGGGCGGCACGCTCCTAGTGTTTTTCTATAACTGTAAAGGCCATTTTCAACAGCATAATCCACAGGCACCGGGCGCATAAGGATTTTCTTACCGTTATGAGGCGCGGTAATTGAGAAATCCTCAGGCATTTCCTCAAACTCCCACTTCCAGACCGCGCCATAACCGCAAGCGCGATTTGCCCCAAGGGCATAAACACGCTTTAAAAGAATATTAAGCTCTACTCGATCCCCACGCGCGAACCATGCGACACGCTCAACGAGGCGCACCCGCACAGGTGCGTAGCGCTGCTTATAAGGGCCGCTAGCAGTTAAGAGCGATTTACGGTTTTTTTCAGCAATCGCCAGCGCCATGTGCGATGATTCGAAACGCCTGGACATATGCTCCTCCCATTCGGCAATTGGCGCCATAATCGGGGAAGAACAGCTATAAACACGGTTGCCGCCTGTTAGTGTGCGCCCTGTAAGCGGGATGCCTTTGCCGTCTGGAAGCTTTAAATCATCAAGAGTACTCCAGCGCCCTGCGCTGAGTGCAGATGCAAGCCCGAGACGGCGGGCAAGCTCCTGAGTTAAAAGCGCGTCAAGCATGGGAGGTTCCCCTGCAAGAGGGGACGCAAGCCATGCAGATATCTTCCAATCCTTAATCATACGCCATCCCAAAAAGCGTCTTGCAATTCTTCAGCTTTTTTCGACGTTTTTTTTGCAGGCTTCTTTTCGGGGAAGGCGCTGTTTAGCCATTCAGCAATTTCGGCAGAATTGTCTATCGTATGTTGGCGGTATTCGGCAGCTAGCGCTTGTGGGTTAAGCTCTTGGCCATAGAAATCGCCTGAAGGCTCGCCAATAGTGAATGCTGTATTTATTTGGCCGTGTCCAATGCGTGAGGAGCCGCCAATTGCGCTGCCGCTATCGCGCCATTCTTCAAAGCTCGCAAACAGCGCCCCCAGCTCGAGGCGCGTAATATTTTGCAAGATAAAGGTATGGGCAAAGAGTGCGCCTGGAATTACATGCTGGCCAGCGTATATCATAAGGTTCGATTTTTCTGGTGCTTCCTCAGTTTCAGCCAGCACATCAGGTTTTCGCGATGCATCGCCACGCGTGTACTGCCAGTTTGAGACAAAATCCTCATAGCTGCGAAGCGTGCTGCTATCCGGGCGCAGCGATTCGGGCAAAAGCTTTGCAAGCGTATCGCGGTTTTCTTCGCACACAAGCGCACCACGGCCGACAAGGAGTGCGCCGCTTACTACTTGGTTTCGAAGGGAGCCGCCAAGAAGCCGCATCAGCGGCATTAAAGTTTGCATGGACGCTATACGCTTAAGGTTTTCAGTTGTCGAACTGTCGGTGAGAGATCCTCCATAAAAGAGAAAGTTAGCCTGGTCGATTGTGAGGTTGCCATACATGCCTGTTAGCTTGCAAAGAAGCATAGCGCCTGGCTCGCGCACAAGGCTATGGCGCAGCGCATTGCCGCTAATGGCGGGGATATCATGCAATTGCCCATTATAGAGAACTTTTTCGCGGTTAATGATGCTTTCGTTGCCGCTAACTCCCATCATATGCGTCAATGGGCTAAGGGTTTCTGAAAGCGCGTATATTTTATAGCTTTTAATTTCGTTCATTTTGTATCCACCTTTCGAGGTTGCTGTCAGCCTTGACAACAATTGCGCCGTCTTCCTGCACGGCTCGCGCAATTTGGCGCTGCGCACGCGCTTCAAGGAGCACTAGCATTTTATAGTCACGCGATGCACGAATGAAAGCTTGCTGCTCGTCATGGGTCTTGTCGCGCATGGCAGTGTAGAACGCTGCAAGGCTGTCGCTTGATGCAGCTCGAGTAGCTTCTGCTTTTACGTGTGAAAGCATAAGCTCTATGAATTTTTCCCAATTGCCGCCGGATTTGGCAGCAGATGTGTCGATGCCGGATGCAAGGCGATCCCACATGCTTTTGCGGTCTAGCGCATCTCCGAAAATGTCGGCGCAAATTACAGCGAAACGAACCGCATCGTCTTTTGCTGCGGAATTTTGCTCTTTTGTGAGAAGCTGGCCAGGGCTGGTTAGCCCAGCAAGGCGCTGCCGAAATTCGGCGGCTGATATAATGTCTGTCATTTTTATGTCTCCTTTTTATAGATGTTTTGCGCTTCCTCTTTGTTTGGGGCAAGCCATGCAGCTAAGCGCGATAGCGGCTGCACGCGAATGCGCTCCCACTCCTCAAGCGCTTCAAACGGGGCACGCGCATCACCACCATGGTAGGTCTGCATAGCAATCCATGTGGCAATAGACGGCGCTTCCTTCAGTGCTGGCTTGCCAGTTGCTGCTACGATAGGCGCAGTTATGGCAATACGGCGGGCAAGCTCTATTGGCTCCACTACTATTTGCCCATCTTCAAGAAGAATTGGGAATGCTGTTCTTTCGTGTGCTACCGGAGCGCGAAATATTAGCTGCTTTTGCCCGGAGTCGGACAGCACGACAGCAAACGGCGGCTCTGGCAGCTTAGCGGAATCTGTCAGGATATCGCGTATAAGCGGGATGTGCGCTTTAGTAAAGGCTAGCCGCTCGAAAGCCGTTAATAGCCAGCTATAAAGGCGCGGAGCCATGCCGCGTGGCGTTGTAAAAGCTTTTATTGTGCCGTCAAGCATTGGCATATCGGCGGAGCCATCTCCAAGGGATAGATAGCAGCCGTGGCATAGATATTGCGAAACCGGCACGGCTACAATATCCCGGTTTGTGAACGTTGGCTTAACATGCGTTTGTGCATCGTGCGAACCATCGCAGTAAGCGCCGCAGTAAAAGCACGAATGCTGTCCAGAGCGGTGTTCGCTGCCAGCAAAGAGTGTAGAAGCTGTAATTTCGCGCATTAGTTTGCCGCTCCTTCATAGCCTATGGCACACTCGCAGCCTAGCAGCTCAGTATGCCCGTCAGCGTATAGGATATCCTTAGTTGCGCCACACTGGGAACAGTAAACGACTTGCGCAATTTGCCGCCGGCGGTGATCTCTCATCGGGTCCGGGCGGCGAAAGCTCGGCACCGGCTCCCCGGCGGCTTTAGCTGCTGCCTTGGCAGCAGCTTTTAGCGCCTTGTAATCATCGCGAAACTCGACAGCTTCTTCTAAAGTGTCGAACGTCTTTGTCACACCGTCATAGCTGTTCGTGTAAAAATATGCGCCGTATGGAGATAGGTAGATGCTAGTGTCAACGCGCACATGGTTGCCTTTCATCCGGCTCATTCTGCCTGCTCCTTTGCCCGTTCCTGCGGCTCAAGCTCGATGATTAAGGTATTGCGCCCGAGTGCGCCGACGTAGAATTCGCGCCGGATGCACAGCGGATCTTTTTTGTTCGTTGCTTCGATATCTTTTTCGTAGTTGCTTAAGGCATCGATTCCGACAATTTCCAGTGCCCGGGTCCGCGTTATATTGCTTTCGGGGTCTTTATCCATCGCCAACTTGTATCTCATATGCTGCCTCCGATCGGCTCTTGATCTTGCGGCTCCTGCGGCTCGCCGGATTGCTCAATTTCAGCTAATAGCTGTCTAAATGTTTCGTCAAACTCTTCGCCGGTAAAAATGCCTCTCTCGACAAGGAGCGCGGTAATCGCGTCAATGTGAAATATAAGCGCGTCTAGTATATCCTGAAGCGACAAAGTGTCGAAATAATCGTTTTTCATATCAGCCCGTCATCCTTCATAATTGCGATCATGTTTGTAGCAGAGCGGTAATCGTTATAGCATGCGCGGCACATGCAGTAATGCGTTTGCTTTACGTGCACAAACTCCGCTGAATCAGTTGGCAGGGCATTGCCGCAGATATAGCAGGCTGACCAGCCGGACGGGATTGTTTTTTGCTCCATAATGGTGCCTCCTTTTTTGTTGATAAACAGGTTTTTGTGCTGTAAACTGGTAGTCGATAGTGTTTGCATTATTGGCAATTTCTATCCTCCTTTACCATCAGGCATCGCAGCATTGCGCGATTGCCTTTTTTTTGCTGTCATCATCTAGCATTCCCCTTTCGCTATAGTATATGCAGCGCTTAGCGCTTTTGTTCCGGATATTTTAGAGCCCATAGCTCCTTTTTGAGCGCGTCGCGCTCTTCTGCAACATCCTTTAATGACTTAGTTGAGATCACAATGCCAACAATTAAGCCTGAGAGGAACGCAAACAGTATCCATCCGAGCATTTTATTTGATATCCTCCCAGCCGGGCAATTTTTTATACACGATGTGCGTAGCGGTATGGTATCGCATATCATGCTTGCAGTAATAGCGGTATGTGCCGGTGCACTGCATAGCGTTTTTTTTCGAATACCAAACATTTTTCGTTCCGATAAGCTTAAAATCGGTTTTGTAGTGTATGCAAGTAATGGATTTTACTTTATGCGACACGCGATTCGGCAGATCCATTGGCGTAAACTTTAGTGTAGATGAAATTGGCGGCGGCGCGGATGCCGCTGCAATTTCGACAAACATAAGGATAGCCAGCACTAACAGCATTTTTTTCATTCATAAACTCCTGTCACAATAATTTCAGTCCGCGGGTTTTCGCGGTCTATCGCGCCGGTAATGGCAAGCTGCGCTATGCACTGCCATGAATCATCTTTTAAAACCCCTCCAAGGACTAGGCCATCGAGAATGCCTTTAGGCAGATAATTATCGAGATCCCGGCGGCGGTTGTCGCGAAAGTACAGGCACACATCAATATAAGCTTTAGCGAATGGTTCCGGCGGGTGGTTGTTTACAGCTAAATATTTCATCTCGGCAGTTTGGGCTTCTTTAGCTTTGCGGTACTTCCAATGCTGGGCTTCGCGCCCGGCGTACAGGTTGAGGCTTGCCGGAGTCCCGGGAATAGTGTAGATATAACTGCTAGTTCCCATGCTACACTCCATGAATCGCCAGCACAATTGGCACAACAAAGCCAAGGAACACCAGCAAGAGCCAAAAAACATCAAACGTTAAATGCCATTTAGCGAAATTGCGCACCTTTTGCCACGAGGCCCGCAGCGAGTCCCAAAGCGTTCGTGACAATGCGCAGCTTATATTGATGCGGATGCTGTCGCTAAGAAGGTAGCCATCGGAGAAATTGCGCAAGTCGTTTGCAAGGGAGCCTATTTGGTCAGTATGCTTGCAAATTTTTCTTTGTGCGCAACCGGTGCAATCGGCGCTTATCTTGCTCATTTATCTACACCCCTTTCACGTATTCGAGCACTTTTGCCAAGTCTTGCCGCATTAGCTTTCTTTGCAGCTAATTTCTGGCATGTGCAATGTCGAACCCCAATAGCCGTTTTGGGCAGTGTTAATTTTCGCCGCCATAAAAATCGGGCATATTTTGTCAGTCATTGCGTCTGCTTTGCCGCTTCAAGCATCCGGCAGTTTTCGTGCTTAAATCCGAATGCGCAAACAGATTCCTCCCAGCGGTCATTATGCGCCCGCGCTTCATACGTGTAATGGAATCTGCACTCACTGCACCTCTTCGGCACCTGCACAAGGATGCTTTGCTTACGGTCGAATCCAAAGTGTATTGATATCTGCTGCTGCGGCGAATGCCGTCGATTCCATTCATCTGCTATTGCGCCCCAGTCTAACTTTTTGCCGCATTCCGGACAGTATGCAAGCTTGGCATTGCTAAAGCTCTCCCATCCGTTGGGTGGGTATTTTTTTGCCATGCATTCGCTATAGCGCTCACTCGTCATGATTAGGCAGTCATGCCCAGTTTTGTCGCCCATCCTACAATCCTTTCACGTATTCGAGCACTTTCGCCAAGTCGGCTCGCATCAGCTTTATTTCTTCAAGCAGCGGGTCAAGCGATTCGAGAGACTTTTGCGTACGCGCTTTGTTCTTTTCCGTATCCTCTAGCACTCGGTTGCTCCACTCAAGCGCCCGAGTTGCATTAGTAGCCGCTTCGATGATTTTGTCGTTTTGCTTTTTCTTTTCTTCTGTCGATTCTTGGTAGATTTTCAGTGCTTCCGGAATAACGGAGCGTGCTATCCAGACAAAGATCGCCAGCATAATGCCGGGAACGCCGAGGTTTAGAAGGCTTGTTACAATAGCGTTATCCATCTGTGCCGCCAGGGAGTTCATCCGGGAGTCCATTTTTCGCCTCCTTTTGCCGCCGTTCGTGCATATCTATTTCGTACTCGAGGTAATAGACAGCTTTTTTAAGATCGTCGATTTTGCTGCCTTTGTGCTCGGCACGCGCTATATACTTGACAGCGTTGCCGAGGTTGAAATTAAGCTTCCAGTCGGCAATTGCGTCGATTGGCTCGATACTGCCGTGTGTATAATGGCTCGGATGCTCAACGCGTTCCTGCACCGATTCCCAATAATCGTGTTCCGGCACCAATTGCCAGCAATCGTGTTCCGGCGCCAATTTCTGCAAGCGCTCAACCTCTGCCTGCAAGCGCTCAGCTATGGATAGCAGCGATAGCGCATCGGTATAGGCACTGATTGTTATCTTGTGCGTATGCGCACCCAATTCAGGTATAAGCCTGCTTCGTATTGCGTCTAGCTTTGCGTCTAGCTCATTTCCGTTCATCTAATCCCCTCCATTCCCATTTATTGCAGCGTTTGGATGCTCCCCGCACACGCGGGGATGGACCTGAGGCGCTCAACATGCCTGCTGCCGCCCATAACGTCATCATAGCTTGGTATGGTGTCCTCGCACCACTCAAGAAGGGAGCGCACGCTGATAATGCTGGCAGTGCCTAAGCGCTGGTTGCTGTCCATGCTAAAGTGCGAAAAAAGCTTTTTCCCTAAAAAGTATGAGTTTGGGTTTCGCTCGTCTGTCCTTAAAAGCGCAAGCGGGTACTGCATAACATATGCGCCTGTGAGGTACTCAGCCATATCTTGCGAAAACCTAAGCACTATGTTCCCATGCTCTATTCCTGCCCGGCTAAATATGTTGACAATTGAGAAGCTTCTTGATGCGCCCTTGAGCTTCTCAGTCCATGTCAGCTGCAGCCTTGAAAGGGCCACTAAATCCTTGCGCAAGCTTTTGCGCAATTCGTCGAGGCTTGATTTTGTATTTGGCTTGCCCAGCGATTGTGCATACTCAACTAATGAAAAAATAACAGTGTCATTGCTGTTTTGAATCTCTTCCCCGCCTCTATAGTGGCTTTGCGCAGTCAGCTTTATTATGGCTGTGTCAAGCAGCTTGTGCGTG